CTGATAGCAATCTGTACAGTTTCAAAACCACCGACGAGCCCGAGAGTAAGAAACGAAACGAGGACGTTTAGTTTTACTAGGGATTCAAGCGAGGATTCTTTTTCTTCACGTGCTTCTTCTCGATCCATAAGCCATTGCGCAAAGCGTGCTTGGCGGCTAGGTTTCAATTCAGTTTCAGTTTTAGTTTCAGTTTCCATTTCAATTCCTCAATTAGATTGTTCTCGATCCGACGCCAATAGTGCCGGTTGGAATTTCATAACCCATGCCTGATGGACCGCCGGGTGTAGGAGCGTCAAATCTATCTGCGCTCAGGTTGTATTCGCGTATTGCTTCGTTTCTTTGCAGAGCCATTTCAGCAGTGAACACAAGAGCCTCCCCGGCAATTCGAAGTGGAGATTGTGCAGCCAATCCTTTTGCACGTCGCACCTTACGTCCAAGGTCAAAGTCAAAAGGGCTGGTTATCATTGCCATCTTAATCGACATCCGGAGATTGTTGCAACTGGTACGACCTCATCAGCCGCATTAGATATTCATGGTCTGGTTCTTCTTTGGCTGTAGATTTCAACAAATGTCGAGCAGGGTAAATGGTAAGTTGGTCCATGTCTGTACCTGCTTGCCCTTGAGAGGGAATAACTAGGCGGTAGGAGTAAACCCGGTCCGATGCTGTTGGCTCCATTGAACCAAAGAAGTTCTCGTCTGTCATAGTGATGTAACCCCAAGCGCTCGTGTCTACGTGGCGCACGAACATTTGGGTACGTGCATAGACTGTTTCCTCAAAAGACAATGGTCCTTGACCGTCCGTCGTCGCATTGCCTGCAAAGTTACCAAAACTAACTGTCAATAGAATTTGACTGTCGGTTAATGGTCGACTGCTCATCAAGTCCATAATCAAACAAGAGTCACCGGATCCAGTGTTGTTGGCAAGCGGTGCCAAAACTGTTTGGACGCCTGCCGCTTCAAAGAATAACGTCTTGTCATTCATGGACATACCGGCCAAGTCAAAATATGTCGAGGATAGGAATGAATTGGGTCCTAGTTTTCTCCAATACCCTGTCGATGATGAAGCAGTCCAATCGGGACCAGATCGTGTCAACGCTAGGAATTGATGTTCCTTTGCTAACGTCTTCACTTCTTACCACCTTTCTTCGAGCCTTTCCAAGACTTGGCAGCACGCTTAAACAACGTCGCATGTGGAGTCTTGGGGTGTTTCTTCTTTAGACGTGCAAGTTCTTTCTTCATGTGCTTGTTGTACGCTGACGGTGCGCGCTTGACAGTCTTGACAGCCTTCTTGACTGTGGCTTTGCCTGCACGCTTTGCAGTTGCACGTGCTTCTTGCTTTGCACTCTCAACAAACAACGCTTTGAGTTCCTCGAGGGTTCCTTCGACTTTAACCAAGGTAAACACCTCAGTTATCGGCGGCTGTTGACTGGATTGCGATGGCCATGAAGTCCTTGGCGCCTAGGGTGACAATGGAAGCATTCACTCGAACGGTGCAGTTTAAGGCTTGACCTGATGCAATGATTCCAGCACGTGCAGTAATGTACAGTTGATCGTTGACCACGAATCGTCCATCATCGCTACCCTTACCAAAGTTGTCAGGGTAAAGGTCGCTTTCGTTTCCGACGACGTTGTCGCCAGATCCAAAGTGGAGATTGCCCGATGCAACAATTGCCCGGTCGTTGCTGAACACGAGGCCGCCACGGTTGAGGTCGGTTACTTGGACAAATGCTGAAGAGTCAGCGCCAAAGGTTGTGTTGAGGCTTGTTCCGGCAGTAGTGCCTTGAAAGATAAAGTCAACAGAGTGAATCTGCAATGCTTGGCGATCACCAACATCGACATAACTGCCAAGGTCAATTGTTGCGAAGGTGTCAGTCGCAGATGCGCTGACGGTCACTCGTTCGGTTAGGGTAAACATTGCGGTCTTTCTTGTAGCCATTTTAATCATCTCTTATTGGGGTGTTGCGGGGTTGTCCTTGTCGATAAAAATTCAAGCCGGCTCCCCGCAACAAGTCAAACAAAGTGGCAACGGTACTTGAACCCCACCGGATTCCATCTTCACGGCGAAGCCGTACTGGGTCACGCCGGAAGCCGCAGGCTTCTATTACTCCCCCCAGCACACCCACCCCATGTTTAGTTCACCTATTTAGGCATATCTTTTATGCGTACGTACATATACTATGACCTCATAGTACTTTCATGGCGGACAAGACCGGCTTGGAGCGATGGCTCATGGGAAAAAATAAGAATGAACTGATTGATCTGTGTTTGCGACTACGTGATGAAGTAGTTATTTACAGAAAAGCAATTGACAACCCTGATGAGGTGATGAAGAATGCCAAACAGAACAATTAGTTTAGATGAAGTAAGCGATGCGATCCGAAAGCAACTAATCAAAGACGGTGAGAACTTTTCTCACTGGGTTAGAATGCAGTTGCGAAGGTATCAGCCGGGTGAAAGTAAACCGGAAGTGAAACCTGCGCCTCCTCGGAACTACATGTGCAAGAATTGTTTTGGGAATCATTGGACTGCTGATTGCCCATCGTTGGAGGCTTCTGAATGAATTTGTACGATATCCTTCTGGCTCATTTTCAGAAGTTGAATGAGGAGGAAGAAGAATGAATGTTGCATTGATTTGCTACACGTGCGCTGACGTTACGTGGCAAAAGGAACGTTTTGAATCCATGGCGGCGTACTTCAAACTGAAGGATCCTGTTGTTGCTGGAATGTCAACGACGTTTCGACGACGTTATTGGACGTGTGGTGATTGTCGGTGCTTGTGACTTGTGCGATCTGTGGATTTGAAGCGGATGTTAACCCGCGTATAGCATCGATTCAGGGACATCGCCCACATCGTAAGATGGAAAACCCACCCGATCTATGGGTGTGTGATCTTCACTTTAACCAAGATAAGGAATCAAACTGATAGCAATCTGTACAGTTTCAAAACCACCGACGAGCCCGAGAGTAAGAAACGAAACGAGGACGTTTAGTTTTACTAGGGATTCAAGCGAGGATTCTTTTTCTTCACGTGCTTCTTCTCGA